GCGGGGGGTGGGCTGCAGGGAAGGGGTGTCCCGTCCCTGATTTGGGACGCGGGACGCTTTGCTGTATATTCGCAATATGGCGAAAGAACCGAAGGGACACATCATATCAAGGGACGCATTCTTTGCAATGCTAAAAGGAACCGTGACCAGGTCTGGCTTTCGGTCTGCAATCAATCGTGGAACCGTTGTGGTCACGGATGGTGGGATGTTCAATGTAGATCACCCTGTCAATCAAGCGTATCTTCAGAAAGCTGTTCTGAAAGCTTCGGGTGAAAAGCAGCCCGTGGTGAAGAAAAAGCCAAAAGCTGGGCCACCGGCAAAAAAGAAACGTGAACCAACGAAAAAGCAAGCGACGAAGAAACCCAGAACCAAAATTGCCACACGTAAAGAACCCGAACCACCAAGGCTGACCGCTGCTGAAAAAAAAGCGCAGGCGGAATCTGATGCTTTGGACCTGAAGCTGAAACGGCAAGCTGCACAGAAAAGGGAACTGGAACTTGAAAAGCAAATGCTGGAACGTGACCTTCTTCAGATCAAGCAGCAAAAGTTGACCGGTGAACTGATTCCAACAGAATTGGTTCACGCGGTCTTCAGGACTCACTTCGAATCAATCACCAAGTCAATGTTCCAAGTTCATCAGCAACTGGTGCAAGATTTAGTGATTCAGTGGGAAGGTGACCAAGGCGATCTTCCAGGGATTCGGAAAAAAATCATGAAGTCTATCAATCATGCTGTTGATCGTGCAGATGAAATGACCATCCGTGAACTCAGTAATATTGTGAAGGAATACAGCGAGAAACGCGGAAGGGGTGAAAGAGCGGCATGATACAGGCATACAGGACACAGATTGAAGACCTTCTTTCTTCAAATTCATATCGTCTTGACGCAAAGACACCGTCCCAGTGGGCTGAAGAACATCGTGTGATGTCTTCAGAGGTCAGTCCTTTTCCAGGCCCGTTCACTTTTGATAGAACACCATACTTGCGGGAAATCTTAGATTGCATCATGCCTGAACATCCAGCAAGAATGGTTGCAGTCATGAAGGGTGCGCAGATCGGATTCAGCACTGGTGTGATTGAGAATGCAATTGGTTGGATCATTGGCCGGAACCCTGGTCCAACATTCTTCACCACGGGTTCTGAAGATTTGTCAAAAGAAGCCATGGACATCAAAATTGATCAGATGATTGATAGCTGTGGACTACGTCATTTGATCAAGCCAAACACACTGCGAAAAAGGAACCAAAGAACTGGTGACACATCTGACAGCAAAGAATTCCCTGGTGGAAGACTCAAAACTGGTGTGACTTCACAGCACAAGAAAATCAGACAATCTTCATTCCAGTTTGGTTTCATGGATGATTGGGAAGCTGCACCTGTTTCCACACACCAGTCTGGTGCAACAATGGAACTGATTGATCAACGTTTTGCGGCTTACCACAGCAAGATGAAAGTGTTCTTTATCAGCACACCAGAAATCAAGCAAACAAGCAACATCGAACCACTGTATGAAAGTGGCAATCAAAGAAGGTACTTCATTCCATGTCCTAACTGTGGGGAATACATCTTTCTTGAATGGTCCGTGGTGGAATCAAAGGAAAAGGTTGGTGGAATTTATTACGAACTGGACAAAAAGAACCAGCTGATTGAATCTTCAGTTGGATATCAGTGCCAATGCTGTCAATCAGTCTTCAAAGACAATCGCAAAGATGATTTGCTTCAGGAAGGAATCTGGGAATCAACAGCTGAACCAAAGACCCCTGACATGTGGTCATATCATTTATCTTCCCTCTATGCGCCACAAGGAATGAAGAACTGGCTTGCATACGTTCGTCAATATCTGACAGCCTGTCCACCAGGCGGAACAATTGATGTTGACAAGTACAAAGTCTTCATGAATGTAGGGCTTGGAAAGACGTGGGAAGAACGTGGCAAAGTACCAAACATCAAGCAGCTACTAAAAAACACTAGGCCATACAAGATCGGAACAGTCCCCGCAAAGCAATCAGAAGCGGATGGCAATGGAAGTATTGTCATGATAACCTGTGCATGTGACTTGAACGGACTTCAGGATGATGCCCGTCTTGATTATGAGATAACAGCATGGTCAGAAAACCAAGCCAGTTATTCGATTACACATGGAAGCATAGGAAGCTTCAGGCGAAGAATGAAGGAAGATGAAAAAGATGGACCACGTGAACGGTGGACATATCAGCATGATGCCCCACTTTCAGTGTGGCCGAAATTCACCGAAGTGATTCAGCAGATGATCCCTTCTGATGATGGGCGAAACATGCGCATTATGATCACAGGTGTTGATACCGGCAAATACACCGAATACGCGAATCAATTTGTGAAGAAGATGCAAGGCGCTGGTCAGACTGTTCTTGGATTAAAAGGTGACAAGCCAGAAAACTTCAAAGATGCTGATCTTGACCGCTTGTTCTTTAAGCATTCACAAAAACAGAAAGGACTGTGGCTGGTGGATGTCAATGCAGTGAAAGATGAAGTGGATTCAGCAATGAAATTGACTTGGAATGAACGAGCAGGACAGGATCAGCCATGGGGATTCATGAACTATCCTGAGCCAATGGCAGAACAATATCAATTCAAGACCTACTTTCAGCACTATGAATCAGAACACAAAGTGATGAAGAAAAACAAAGAAGGGAAGCCGGTTGGAAGTAGATGGGAAAAAAGGTCATCTTTGTCACAGAATCACTTCTGGGATTGCAGAATTTATAACTTTGCATTGAAAGAAATACTTGCATTCACTGTCTGCAGGTCCATGAAGTTCAAGAAATATGACTGGAACACATTTGTCAAAATCGTCAAAGGATAGATCATGCCTGCAATAGTTTATTCTTCCATCCGCGTCTACATTCAATCAGCATCAGAACTTTGTGACAAGATTGCAAGGCTGGACCAAGTCATTGATGCCCTTCTTCTGGCTGCAGTGGGTGCAGCAGAAAACAGCGACGTTGAATCATACGTATTGAATGACGGGCAGTCCACAATTCAGACCAATTACCGAACACCTGAAGACATCGCAGAAGCAATTGAAAAATTCGAACTAATCAGACAGCGCTATGTGAACCGGTTCAATGGGCGAATTGTCCGGTTGGTAGATATGCGCGCATCCCGTGGGTACCGTAACAACATACACTGATGGCAAACTTCTTCACACGAACCTTCGACCGGATATTTGGCAATCAGCCAGAAAAGGTCATTGATGGATCACAGGTCAGATTGCAGGAAGACATTCCAGCAGAAATCACTGCTTCTTCCTCATTCAAATACACACCACTGATGACGGTGGGATATGATGGGGAAAAGACCGTTGGTGAAATTGGGTCGATCAGAAGGTATGTCATTGACCATGCTGCTTTGTCCCTTCGTGGTTACCAGTCATATCTTGACAGCGATATCACACATGACATCATCAACAAATTCTGCATGTGGGTTGTGGGATCAGGATTGAAAGTGCAAGCTGAACCCGTTGAGGACGTCATTGCTTCAGAATCATTTGACAGAAGGCAATTCAGCCGTGTTATTGAACAAAGATTTGCTTTGTATTCAAAAAGTAAGGAATGTCATTTTTCTGGTGAAATGAACCTTCACACACTTGCATTCGAAGCTTTGAAAAATGCTTGGTTGGCTGGTGACGTCTTGGTTGTGAACCGTGTGGTTCGTGGCATGCCAAAGGTGGAATTAATTGAGGGAACCCGAATTCAAACACCACCACAAAGGATGTTGAATAGTGCAGCGCTGCGTCAAAGCGGAATAAAGGTGATTAATGGTGTTGAATTGGACAAGAACAACCGGCACCTTGCTTACCATGTTAGAAGAAAGAATTTGCAATGGGAACGAATTCCAGCAATTGGAAGATCAACAGGAAGAAGAAGGGCTTGGTTGCTGTATGGTCACAGGTACCGTATTGAAGATGTTCGGGGTATACCTATCATCACAGCAGTCATGGAAACGCTGGCAAAAATGGAACGATACAAAGAAGCCACCGTTGGCGCTGCAGAAGAAGTGTCAAAGGTGGCTTTGGCCGTTGAACACCAACTTGGTGGAACTGGTGAAAACCCATGGCAAAATGAATTTTCTGAAGCAATAGGCATTGCGCAGAGAATGGAAGACATTGCTTCAGCATCGACCGGTGACGGATACGACAATGCAAAGAAAATTGCCCGGTCAACAGGAAAACAAGCCTTCAATCTTCCACCAGGCGCAAAATTGACATCAACAAAAGCTGAAGTCACTGATGGATTTGACAAGTTCTACATGACCATGTTTAACTTGCTGTCTGCAGCTATTGGGCCACCACCAGAAGTGGCACTTGGAAAATATGACAGCAACTTTTCAGCCAGTCGCGCAGCCCTGAAAGACTGGGAACACACAATTGACGTGAACCGAGTGAAATACGCTGGTGAAAACTTTTACAAGCCATTTTACCATTTGTTTCTTCGAACACAGGCAATCCAAGGAAAAATACCAATGACGCCAATGATGATGCAAGCCTTGGAAGGGAATGATCCCATCATGAAAGAAGCCATCATCAATTGCAGATTCATTGGTGTTGGTGTTCCCCATATTGATCCAGTAAAAGAGGTCAAAGCAGAAAGGGCAAAGCTTGGTCCAAAGTTTGCAGATGCGCCATTGACATCACTAGCCGCTGCAACGGAAGCCCTAAACAGTGGTGATTCTGAAACAAATCTGGAAAAAGCCGCTGATGAATTAGATAATTTACCAGAACAGTTCAGGCAAACAGAAGAACCACCTGCAGAAGGCGGTGAATAATCTGAAAATGAACTAATTTTATCGCATGGCAAAGGTCAGATTTTACACTTCATTCTTTTCGTTCACGGTTGAAATGTTCATGCGTGAATTTGATGAAGCAGAAGCAACGGGTGAAGACATAGAACTGCAGGTGTATTCCGGTGGTGGTGATGTTCTAGCTGGGATGGGAATGATCAGGACACTGATGCAGTCAGAAAGAAATGTCAGCATTCAGATTGACGGGGCTGCTTATTCCATGGCCGCATTCTTTCCAATGTTCGTCAAAGGCAAAAAGCGTGCGCTAAACGGAAGTAGGTTTTTGTTCCACCGTGGCGCAAGTAGAATGGAAGACAATCCTGGTGTTCTGACCACCTTGCAGGAAATCAATGACATGATTAAGGCCAAATTCAAAGAAGTGATCAATGTGGCCGTCTTTGAAAGATTGGCAGGGACTACGGTTGATCGGTTTTTTGACAGCACACAGCCAAGAATTGACTTTGAATTCAATGCACAGCAGGCAAAGGAAATGGGGCTGATCAATGAAATCTTCAACCTGAACACAGGTGAAATTGAAGCTTTGCGTCTGGATATCGCAGCAAGTCACCAGGTCCAGCTTCCTGAAGTATTTTCCAATAATCAAAATAGTAGAATGACTCTATCAGAATTTCAAGCACAGCACCCTGAAATTTATAACCAGGTGTATCAGTCTGGTGTGGATGCTGGAACCGAATCAGAAAGAACCCGTGTGCTGGCGTTCATGGAATTTTCTGATGTTGCACTTGATGATGTCAAAGCTGGCATTGAAGGTGGTAAGCCCATGAATGACCTTCACCGGTCAAAATTCATGAAAGCATCACTTCAGGCAATGGCCAATCTGGAAGCAGATGACCAGGGTGATGAAGGCGGTGATCAAGGCGGTGATCAAGGTGATGGCCGATCTGAAGGCAATGATCAAGGTCAGGGTCCCCTGAACGCCGGTGACGCGGACATGGAAGCTGCAAATGCAAGCATCCGTGCAAAGCTGGGAATCAATGCCCGTGCTTTGAAAGATTTTGAAGCAATTCCACACGTAAAATAAGAAGACAATGTCAAGTCTTGAGAACGTAGAAAATCAACCAAACAAGCTGGTCACCAATTATGACTTCAGCAAAACGTTCCTGTATGATATTCAGACGGAACGTGCAACACTTGTGAATGCAGCACCTGGTGATGCAGACACAGTTTATGCAATTGGAACACTGATGGGACGTGTTGCGGCAGACAATCAGATTGTTCCATGTGTGAGCACTGCCACTGATGGATCACAGTTTCCTGTGGGCGTCTTGATGGAAGAAGTTACTGGACTGGCTACTGCAGCCACCAAAGACGTGAACATTGCTGTTGGCGGTGAAATCGCACAAGAAAAGCTGATAATTGATGCTGGTGACACACTTGACACTGTCATTGATGACAAGACGCTTGCTGACCGGATCAAGTCAGATACCATTGGAATCAAGTTGGTAGAAGTGGATGAACTTTCTGATTTCGACAATCAGTAAGGATTCAGTAGTTTTGTAGTAACTGGAAATTAAGGAACCAAAAATATCATGAATATCCCCATTCAGCAGGCACGCGGACTTTTCACACAAGCCCTTGTGGACACATGGCGTGAACGCGTTGTGCCAACCAACTTCCTTCGATCTTTCTTCGTGGAAAACACGAATGACACCAGGTATGTGGACATTGAAGTTCGTCGTGGCCGTGAAAGGATTGCATCTGATGTGCTTCGTGGCACCGAAGGCAACAGGAATCAGGTCAGCCGATCAACACAGAAAGTGTTTGAGCCGCCATACTACAGGGAATACCTGAACGTCACGGAAATTGATCTTTATGACCGTGTGTTTGGTGAAGAAGCAACTTCAGTGTCAGACAACATGCTGACCAGGGTCATTGACAAGGTCGCTGAAGACGTACTTGACATGCAGGACAAGATTGAACGAGCGCATGAACTGCAATGTGCGCAAGTACTTCAGACTGGAATTGTTCTGCTGCAGAACGCTGTTGACATCGACTATAAGCGGAAAGCAGCTTCATTGGTTGACCTGACTGCACCCAACTACTGGGATCAGGCAACTTCCACACCTTTGCAAGATTTTGAAGCTGGTGGCAACTTCCTTCGATCAGACGGAAAGATTCAGACTGGTGTGTATAATGCAGTGATGAGGGGTCCGGTACTGAATGCATTGCTTGACAATGCACAGTTCAAGGCACGTGCAGACCTTAGACGCGTTTCTTTGGTTGATATCACTATGCCTTCTGACCGTGTGCTTGGTGTTGGATCAGTGCTGCACGGTGAAATCAGCGCTGGTTCATACAAAATCCGTCTTTGGACGTATGACGAAGAATACGAACTGAAGGATGGAACCAAGGTCAAGTACATTGACGGAAACAAGGTGATCCTTCTTCCTGAAGCGCCAAGGTTCAAATTCGAATATGGCGCAGTTCCCAAAATTGTTCGTGACACCGGCAACGCTGAATTCCCTGAATTTATCGGTCAGGTCGCTGCAAAGTTCAGTCTTGGAAACTGGATTGACAGACGCGCAGATGCACACTATTTCGACGTGAAGTCAGCAGGACTTGCAGTTCCTGTTGGTGTTGATCACGTGTACACAATGCAAGTACTGGCCTGATTTTAAAAGGCCTTGCACCCTGGATACTTAATTAGGACAAGGGCTGATCACCAGTGGTCAGCCCTTTTTTAACTTCAAAACGAAACAAACGAAATGGAAAACCAACACACACACCTTCGGGTAAAAGCCATTGCCCTTCAGAAGTCCGGTGGACGCGGAATGTGGAAAGCTGGTGACATCATTGTTCCTTCAGATGTGAAAGATGCATACCAGTCAGTTGAAGACGGATATGCAGAATGGTACAAGCCATCTGATAAAGAAAGTCTTGCGACTGGAAGTCTTGGACTGTCTGTGGCACCACCACCGGTGACCAAGGAAGAACTTGAACCACAACCGGAAGAACCACAAGCAGAAGCCCCAAAACAGAAGGGATCACCGAAGTCAAGAAAAAAGAAGCAGGAAAAGCCACCGGTGCCTGCAGAACCTTCTTCTGATAAGGATGGGGGACATTCTGAGTAAAGCAAGACGCGACTGGCAACGGTTCAGTCAATCCAGTGTCAACACAGAAATCACATTTGAAACACCAGATGCTGTTTCAAATGTGACTGTGCTGGGAATTGCCATGAAAATTCATCTATCACTGGAACAAGAAAACAGGGAATACATCAACACCAGGCATGCACATGTCACGGTATCAGAGCAGCTTTTGATTGATGCAGCATATCCCACAAGAAATACAACCACGGGTGACGTTGACATGCTAAATCATCGCATCACCTACACAGACAGCACTGGGACTGCGCGAACATATTTGATTCGTGAAGTTCACCAAGATGAAACAGTTGGAATTCTGGTCTTTGTACTTGGAACTTTTGAACCCTAACACATGCCACTGATTACTGATCCAATAGGACCAAGAAGATTTGAACAAATTCGTCAAGTGATCGGAACCATCATCAAAGACGAAGTTGACAATCAAGCCAGTCTTCAGCCTGCTGTGCAAGCCCTTCAGAATGTTCGTGTGACTGATGAAAAGGGATTGCCGCCTGACTTCAGTGAACTTCCATTGGTCAATGTCACCTACTTCAACACAGACTTTGACAACGTCACCACACAGCTTGGTGAAGCTGATGGAACTTCCATTTACTTTATTGATGTGTTCCACAAGGCTGCAAGCAGCGCCACACAAGATGGCGATGCGTTAGCGCTTCAAAACTGCCAAAGATTGGCCGGGGTGATTCAGTTCATATTTGCTGATCCAAGGTACAAAAGACTGCTTTTTGGATTTCAGCCACCATTCATGAAGCGCTTGGAAATTCGGTCAATAACCATGGCTGAAAAAGACAAAGATCAGCAAGACCTAGAAAACACTGCGCAATGCAGACTGCAACTGATTGTGGAAGCTGTTGAAGACGTAACTTTGCAAAGTGCAAGCATCATTGATGGAATTGACACCACAGTGAAGATTGCTGAAACAGACATTGGATTTGAGTATATTAGTTGACCATGAAGATCACAAAGGCACAAAACGGAAATGTACTGATCACCAAATCAAATGGTGAAAAGTATGGCCTGGACCCGTCACTTGATCCAAATTGGAAGCCGGGAACATTGAAGGTCATCATGCGTGACGAATCGCAAAGCATTGTTCATAGCTTTGATGTCACTGAAGTGACTGAAGTTGAAGATGCTGAAGGAACTGTGACACCAATTGGCAATGATGCTGCTGCTGCTTCACAGTTGTTTGATTTGCTGTTCACTGATTTTTTTTTTGATAATGGTGATGGGGGTGAATTCGGTGCTGGCACTGGCTTGACACAGCCACAGCTTGCATTTTATGAACTATTCACCGGTGATGGATTCAGCAACACCTTTCAGCTTGACGGAACCATTGAAAACGGAACATTCGATCAAGGTACATGGGACGCTTCAAACGTCCTTATTCTGTATCCCACAGAACTTGTCCGGGATGACACGCTGAATCCCACATACCCGAACGCATATGTTCCTGGTGTTCTTCAGAATCGAATACAAGTGGCCAGCATCAACGCGTCTGGACTTGTTACTTTGACAGCGCCTGTCCGTGCGGGGATTGACTTCAGAATTTACTACTGGTACCAACCAACATCTGCAGATAGAATTGCAGATTTTGTCTGGGAAGACATTGTTTCAAAGTCGGAAGCGGACACAACTGCCCTGCAGCTTGAAATCACCGATCTTCGGAATTTGATTGACGTTCAATCCCAACTGATAAAAGTCACAGCATCTGCTTCTGTTGCTTTGCTTGATGGGACTTTCACTGCAATACCACTTGACACAGCGGCACTTCCACTTCCAACAGGTGTGGCCATTGTTGGAAACCGGCTGCAATTTTCATTTGATGCTAGGTTGACCGTTTATCACAAAGTGCCTGCACAAGGAACTGACGGTGATCGTGCAAATACGGAAAGTCGTGTGACTTTGAACGGATCACCCATCAATGATTCCATTGGTTATGCATACCACCGAAGTGTTCAGAATGATGAAGGGGATGCGCAGGATTACACTGCAGTAGACATAACGAGTGGTGATCTGATAGGAATTGAAGCCACAATCTATGGTGACAATGTTGTTACATACGCAAACAGGGCAAAAGTCATAATTGAAAGAAAATCATGATTCTCACAACTACAGGAACAGTCAGCCCGGTGATCATTCAAATTGGGAATGTTGGACTTCGTGACGGCAACAATCAGCCGCTGCAGCTAATCCACCCAACGGTGGATTTTGACTTGAATGACCTGTATGATCCTGAATCAATTGACCGTGTTCTTCCTGTTATACAGCAACGATTGGATGACGGTGAAATAACCGTCAAAGATCAGCAAGGAAACAATGTGACCAATGTTGACGATCTATCAACAGACTTCACGCTTGCTGACGCTGCAGCTGCAGCACCAGTTCAGTCTGTGGAAGGAAGAATAGGTGCTATTGATGTGACCAAGGCGGATGTTGACCTAGATCAGGCGGATAATACATCAGATGCTGACAAGCCGGTTTCGACGGCGCAAGGTGCAGCAATTACTGGTGCGATCGGTGCACATGAAGCAGCGGCAAATCCACACACACAGTATTTGATTTCTATACTACAGGGAACGAACATCAGCGTTGACAATACAAACCCACAAAATCCGGAAGTATCATCATCAGCATCAGGTGGTGGTCAAAATCTTGGATTCGGAACATTGGAATATGTAGGCACCACTGTTCCACCTGGACCTGGTCAAATATCGTTCAACAATGCAAACCCAGACAATGCATCCATTGTGTACATCAGTAATCAGACAATTGAAGGGGTGGATTCTGGATTGCTGCTAGCCAACATTGTTCCGGGGTCAACTATAAGGCTTCCAGCAACTGACCAATTTGCCGCATTGAATCTGTTCATTTCGAACAGTAATGTGACTGACCAAGGTTCTTACACTGAAATTGAACTTCTGAGTGTGAGCAATGTTCCACAGACCTATCAACCGGCAAACGGCACCATCTTCAATTTAATATTCGATGTGGTCATTCCTTCTGCATTTCCGAATGGGTATTTCTTCAGAAGGCCAATCACTATTGATCCAGCAAACGTCACCGGATCATTGGACCACAATAATCTTCCAGTTCTTGTAACGATACAAAATAATGACTTCATTGCTGGTGGCTCAAAGGTTCAGCTTGGAACCACTTTCAGCAACAGTTCAGCAAATCCAGCGAATAGGATTGTTGATATCGCATTTTTTGCCGCTAATGGCACCACACAGCTTTCACATGAATTAGTGGAATACAATCCACTGACCGGATTAGTTGTGGCATTTGTGAAAGTTCCGGTGGTGTCCGGAAGTGTTCCAACACTCTTTCACATGTACTATGGCAATGAGGCTGTCAATTCTTCACAAGAAGACACTGTGAATGTTTGGAAAGGACATCAGCTGCAGGGCGGAAGTTCATGGGACTGGACCTTTGTACTACATATGAACCGGATCATAACCAGTGAAGTCAATCCCGAAACACTTAACACTGAAGATCATTTCAAAGACTCAACTGAAAACACAGTGAATCCGAATGTGTTGAACAATGGAATTGCTGCACAACTGGTTACTGGCCCATGGGGAAGTAAAAGAATCAATGCCAACAACAGTCCTTGGATGACAATGACCACAAACAAGGGTCTTCCAACTGGTAATGCAGGGACAATGATTGTCTTTGCTAGTTTTGGGAATCAGACCGTTGATGCAGTAGTTGCCACAGAAGGATTCGGTGACAACAATGGCGAGATGTCTTGGCACATGGGAATAGAAGACAATGAGCAATTCGGCGCGCGAATTGACACAGTTGGCGGCTTCAATCGTTCTGATGGTCCAGCGATACCAACAGGTACAGATATCATGCAGTCATTGGTTTATGATCCATCAGCAGGATTTCCACAGGCAAAAAAGTATTTGGACGGGGTCCAGGTTGCCACGTTTGGGAATCTAAGCGGAAATTTTGACACCAAGAATGTTCCATGGCAGTGGTTTAAGAGAAACGGAAGCAATAGATTTCTAAATGCTGAAGTTCAGGAAAACAGATGGGTCAATGGATTTGCAGTACCGGAACAGTGGCAACAGACAGAGGCATTCATGTTCAAGAATCCATCAATTTTTGCAGTGATCGGACCAGAACAAACACCATAAGAAGATGAAAAAGCGCTGGTATTTATTACAAAACCCTGAAGACCGTGAAGACTGGACGCAGATTGTAGATGAAGAAAGCTTTTCAACATGGGTCAATGGCGTCAATGGGTGGAAACTTATTCACACAACAGTCAAAATGGAAAGGTTTGACTGGCACGAAGTGTACGTTGACAGTATTCTGAAATCAAGACTTTTTGATCCTGCTTCTGAATTAGTCGTCTATCGAATTTATCAATACCTTAACAAGCAGGCACGGCGCAAATTCCCAGATTGCACCGAAGTCCCAGAAGGAATTGACTACAAATCACTAAAAGACATGGTGATAAAGTTGCATCCAAGGTATACGTTCGGCAAAGGACACTTGACTGAAACAGTGATGAATGTCAGGGATTATGATGAAAGGCAAAACATTGAACCGGTCATCAGGATCACCGAAGAATACCATCATGATCCATTAACGGGTCCATACGAAGCAGCACAGGAACCACTTGACCGATTGAAGGGAAGGCAATGGTGGACAGTTGAAGGTGTCCTTCTTCCAAATCAAGCTGACCTGATCGAATCACCAAAAGAGTATGAAACATTCAAGCAAAGAAGGGATGTCGGAAGAATTCGAAGACAGAACATTGATGATTCTGCACAGCAGGGATTTGTGGAAATACTGACAGTACTTCATACTAGTGGTGATGTACTGGCAGCAAAGGCTGCAGGTGTTCCTATTCTCGCAGCGCTTTCAGACTATTTAGATGATTACTACGTAAGCGGGTACGGTTTGCCGGATGCAATACAGGCACTGACTGATAATGGCGGTCCTATGGATCAAATTCTTGCCATTAGGTGCCCAGACGAAACTGATAATCCAGCGCCACCAACACCCCTGATAAATGCTATCAATTCACTCACCTATGGAAAGCTAGCAAAAGGACTAACTTTGAAGGAATTCTTGTATCACATTTACCGTGCAGACATCTAATGGACATAAGCATATTTGAAACGGGGTCAGGTGGTGATGTAGTTCTAAATCAGAATGGCGTTGAAACCACAGAAGGTCTTTTCAATTTGGTCTATCTGGCAATCTTCGGCGGCAATGTACAGCCAGAAAATGCAGTGGAAGATCAGTCAGGCCTTCAGTTCAGAAAAGATTGGTGGGGCAATCAGTTGGTCTTCAATGATCGTCCACAGATTCAATACACCAGCAACACAGAACGGATATTGACAGAAGTTGTGCTGAATAGTTCTGGCCGGGCAACAATTGCGTCTGCCATCAGGGATGATTTGAAGGCCATCGAAGACATCGTTCAGGTTGATGCTGTTGACGTCCGGATTACTGGCACAGATAAGTGTGAATTTAGGATTCGAATTTTAGAGCCTGATAATCTTCAACCGCGTGAATTTGTCTTTATCTGGGAAGCTGGCCGACTGGAAGTAATAACTGAAGCCACAATTCCCATTGTCGAATAAAAAACAGTATTTTTGAACTAATTAATCACATTAAAGAACAATGGCACTATCAACAGCAGTCGGTACAGATCGTGTGTCAAAGATCGTTGGATATGAAGTCAGAAAAGGCTTCTTCCAGGATGATACACCAAATCTTCCACAACGTGTTGCAATTCTTGGTCAGGCAAACACGGACAAGCAAACAGGACTAAGCACGGCACCCAGACAGGTGACAAGTGAAGCTGAAGTTGGTCAGATATACGGCTTCGGAAGTATGATCCATATCATGATGCGAATCATCAGATCAAGGCTAGGTGATGCGCTCGGTGGAATTCCCACTATCATCTATCCACAGGCTGCACCAGTTGGTGGGGCTGCGAGAATTTTGCATGTGGTCGCGACTGGAAACGCTACTGTTGATCAGACCATTCTGGTCAAGGTTAATGGCCGAAGCTTTTTGGATGGTGATTCACTTCAGGTCCGGATCAACACTGGTGACACACCAACTGTGATTCATGGCAAAATCGCTGACGTCATCAATGCATGTGTGTCTTGTCCGGCTACAGCAGCGGGGTCAGCTACTGAAGCAGCCGTGACTTGTAAGTGGACAGGTCAAGAATCAGCAGAACTTGACGTGGAAATTGACACACAAGGTGTGGATATTGGGACCACCTTTGCGGTCACTGAAGACACTGCTGCTGGTGGTTCTTCACAGGCTGGTGTAAGTGCTTCACTTGCACAATTTGGGAATGAGTGGAACACCATTGTTGTGAATCCATATGCAGAAGACGTCACGGACATCCTGAAGCAGTTCAATGGAATCCCGGGTGTGAACGCGCAAGGCACCAGGTATGGTGGCGAAACATTCAAGCCGTTTGTGGCTTTGTTTGGAGACAAGAACACAGCCAATGGGTCAAATGAAATCACATCACTGGACACTGATGATGCAACCAACGTTAAATGTCCTGCACCTGGATCAAAAGGTTGGTCATTTGAAGCTGCAGCCAACGTCTGTGTGATTCTTGCTAGACAAGCGCAGGACAATCCACATCTTGATGTAACGTCAAGAAGTTACGCAGACATGCCAATTCCTGAAGATGGAAATATTGGCTTGTATGCCACGTATGATGGCCGTGACACAATAGTGAAGGGCGGCACATCAACCGTCGATCTTCTCAACGGTGCTTTCCAGATTCAAGACCTAGTCACTGGATATCGGCCACTGGGTGAAAATCCACCACTGTTCCGATATGTTCGAAGCTTGATCCAAGATTGGAATATTCGATTTGGGTATTTTGTCTTGGAAGCAGCAAATGTGGTTGATCATGCCATTGTTGAAGATGATGCTGCTGTTGATGTCATCCAGACGATTAAACCAAAGCAGTGGATTCAGGTTCTGAATGGATACTTTGATGCACTTGCTGCACGTGGAATCATTGTTGACCCTGACTTTTCAAAAGACAGTTTGCGAGTGGAGATCAGTTCCACAAACCCTGACAGACTGGAAGTGTTCTTTAGATACCAACGAAGTGGATTTGTCCGAATCGTTTCAACCACTGTTGAAGCTGGCTTCAACTTTGGGTAAATTATAGGAATCAATAAAGTAAACAGAAAAAGAAAATATCATGGCGACAACTGGTGGTGATCTTTTAGAAATTACCTGCAATCATCCCACACTTGGAACAGTCACATACTTTGCAAAGGCCAATGAAGACCACACGTATGAAACCGGTGGATTCAGGTCTGAAGATGATGAAGACATGGTTGATAGTGGCGGGAACATGATTGACAAAATCAACCGGAAGCGGTGGATGTTTGAAACCACACTGGCCTGGAACATGAACACAAGGGAAGAACTGCAGACATTGTCTGACTATGCTGCAGACCCAGTGGAAGGTGACTGGACGGTGTCCCATGTTAATGGGAAGATTTGGGGTGGAAAAGGGAAGCCAGTTGGCACCATCCCTGGTGAAGGAAATGCAGCAACTGTGCCATTGAAGTTGGCTGGTGGTGGCCGCTTCCTTCCGATCAACTAAGTAACCAATTAGTAACAAGCGAATAATGATGACCGAAGAACAAGATTCATCAGCAGTGGTGGCGCGTGACGTTGCCACTGCTGACATTGAAAGATGGCTGGATGCAAGACGCATGAAGCAGGCAAAAAGGAATGCCAACAAAGACCAGATTGACGGCTTGATTGAAGCTGTGATGGATGGTGAACTGGAAGTCAATGATCAAAACGAACTAGTTCAAATTTTGGCTTTCCCCTTTGAAGCAGATGGTGGAAGGGGATTTGATCAGTTGGTTTACAAAAATCGACTGAAGCCAAAAGATGTTGACTTCCGTGGCGGAAAGCAGGATGATGCAAATCATATCATTCTTTGCTATGCTTCAGCGTTAACCGGAAAGACAAAGCCGATACTTCAGGAACTGGAAACAAGTGACTTCCGGCTGATTAGAAGCATCGCAAGTTTTTTCTTGTAAGTGGTGCCGGTGGTCCTGAATCAATTGAAAACATGATGAAGACATTGGTTCGGGATAACAACTGGACACCACAAACATTGGATGAACTTTTTCTTGATGATCTTGACCACCATGGACTGGTATTTTGGTATGACGATTCAGTTCATGTGGCCAAGGAAATTAAAAAACAAAGCGACACCACGTAAATAGAAAATGGCTGCATCTTTTCAACTTCCTGCAGTTTTTACTGCCATTGACCGCTACACGGCACCAGTTAAGAAGATGCAAGCTGCAACACGTTCCTTTGCCACCAGTGCTGAAGCCAATCTTGCACGCGTTGAAAGACGCTTCACGCAGTTGAATAAAAGCATGAAGGGCGTGAACAATTTCATGTCCACTGGTCTTGGTGTTGGTGGGGGTCTGTTACTATTTCAGGCCATAAGGACAGGCGCTGATGCCATGCTAAGTCTTGATAAGAATATCAGTGCAGCAGCAGCCAAGATGGGAATCTTTGAACGTGGAAGTAAGGAATTTCAAGACATCCGGAACGCAGCGCTTGATGCTGGTGCAACTACGATGTTCACGGCATCACAAGCGGCTGAAGGGCTTGACTTTCTTGCATTAGCTGGATTCAAAGGCCAGCATGCCATCATGAACTTGAATGGTGTGTTGGCCCTTGCTACAGCCACACAAACGGAATTAGGACGGGCAACCGATATTGCCACAGACAGTCTTGGTGCTTTTGGCCTGGCCAGCAAAGACCCAGTGCAAAACGCAAAGAATCTAGCATCTGTCACTGATGTTCTAGCCAAAACAACCACTTCCTTCAATACCAACATGGATGACCTTTTTGAAACGGTCAAAGACGCTGGTGCTGTATTCATTGAAGCTGGTGGAAGCATGCAGGAATTTGGTGCCATCGCTGGAATCATGGCTAATGCAGGTATAAAGGGAACTCGTGCAGGAACAGCCATCAAGAACATGATGCTGAATCTGCAAGCACCAACCGCTGCAATCACAAAGACCTTGTCTGACATGGGCGTGACGATTGATGATGGCACAGGTAAAATGAAGCCGTTCAGTCAGATCATCCTGGAAATGTCAGAAGCCACAAAGAATTACACCCCCATTGCAAGGAACGCAGCCTTTGCAACTATTTTCGGTAAAAGAGCGATCACCGGTGCTTCACTGGTATTCAAGGCGGGTGCTGCAGAAGTGGACAAATACACCAAGATGCTGAATGATGAAGCGCTTGGAACCACAAGGAAAATGGCTGACTTCATGGGCGGTGGATTGCATGGCGCTGTGATGGCTGCAAATTCAGCTTTTGAATCTGTTACTATTGCGCTTGGTGATGGTTTTCAGCCTGAAATTGACAAGACAATAAAGCTACTGACAGATGTGGCCATTGGTGCGCGTGGCTGGATCAAGGAAAACAAAGAATTGCTGAAGCTTATCGCAAAAGGTGTGGTTCTTGTTGTGAAGCTTTTCATCGCCATTAAGATTCTTGGTCTTGTGATCGGTGTGCTTAGAACGATCATGATTGCTTGGAATATAGTCACCGGCATATCACTAGCACTTCAGGGCAAAATGGCCTTTGCAATTCGTGGAAATACCATTGCGATGAAAGCATACGCTTTCACAAGTAAGGCAATGACTTTTGCTACAAAGATCATGACTGCTGCACAGGCTGCTTTGGCTGTGACTATGTGGGGCATACCTATTGTATGGATCATTGCTGGCATCATTGCGCTGATTGCCATCATTGTTATGGTGGTAAAAAAATATGACGAATGGGGTGCAGCGATCACCATTTTGTTAGGTCCATTGGGAATGGTCATTAATCTGATCATGGCCTTCAGAAGAAACTGGTCCATGGTGGTTCAAGCCTTTAAGACGGAAGGCATTGTTGGCGGGCTGAAGGCAATCGGGAAGGTCATTATTGATTCTCTACTGATGCCAGTGCAGCAATTGTTGGAATTGGCAAGTAAAATACCAGGCCTTGGATTTGCTGGTGATCTAGCTGAAAAGATCAAAGACATCAGATCAAATCTGGGTGTCAGTGTTAGTCAGCCAGCAGCAAACCAAAATGCTGCAGCTGTGGCACCTTCTGAATTATTCCCATCAGACCCATCAACTGGACTTTTGACCCCTGGTGGAACTGCGCCTGTGGCCGAACCCATCAACCGTCAAGCAGAAGTGACCAAGACATTGACTGAACGTTCAGAAGTGAATCAGAACCAACGTGTGACTTTTGACGTGGTTGATCCTGGTGGATTGATTGCTGGTGTAACACAGGAAGGAAGTGCGCCGATTGATGTAAATTTGAAAAGCACCGTTGGAATATAAATCATGGCAACACCCACACTTCAGGAACTAGTTGAAGGAATCATTGCAGACATTGAAGGTGAAACTGGTGCAGCAATATCTGACCAGAAGAAAGACTTTCTTCGTGCACTAGCTGCTGTGCAAGCGGCAAAATTGAAGCTGATTTATCTGGCTATTGCCAAGGTTCAGAAGAACATTTTTCCAGACACAGCTGATCCTGAATCAGAAGGTGGAACCCTGCAAAGGTTTGGACGTGTTGTTTTGGGTCGTGCAGAATTCGCAGCGCAGCAAGGAAGGTATGAAGTCACCTTTACAGGTACGCCTGGTGCCGTTGTGCCTTTGGCCACTAGATTCAGGACTGATGATGGAAGTGCAAGCCCTGGTCAGCTTTTTGTGAATGACACTGTGGTGACAATTCCAGCGACTGGAACTATTCAGGCAGAACTTCGGGCTTTGGAAGGTGGCGCTGGATCACGTCTTGATGTATCAGATACTTTGACAGCCACTAGTCCATTATTGAACATCAATGATCAGGTGCAAGTGGTATCTGAAACAGTGGCACCCACAGAACGTGAAACAATCACTAATTACAGACAAGATATTGTCAACCAATTTAGATTAGAGCCACAAGGCGGTTCTGGTGCTGACTACAGACTTTGGTCATCAGACGCAGCTGGTGCAAGGATTGTATTTCCTTATGTGGTCAGCGGTTCTTCAGGATTGGATGTTGAAGTGTTCGTTGAAGCTGAAATTGCTGACAGCACAGATGGCAAAGGAACACCTTCTCCTGCTGTACTGGCAGATGTCGAAGAAGTAATCAGAAGGAATCCAGATACCACATTGCCACCAAATGAAGATGGGCGTCTTCCATTAGGTGTTGACCTCACAGTGTCACCAGTCACACCACTTGATGTGGTCATCAATATTGGGGGTGCCGTTGACTTCACCACACAGGATCAGCAACTTGTGGAAGATGAACTTGGAACCACAGTGCAGGGAATTCGACCATTCATAAGCGGTGTGGACATTCCATCTGAAAAGAATGATATTTTATCATTGAACTTAATCATCACCGTCATTCAGACCGTGGTTGGTCAGTCAAAAACATTCCAGACGGTGGACTTCACAGTTGATGGTGTGGCAATACCCGTTGAACGTGTTTTTGAAGACGGTGACATTCCCTTTCTATCACAGGTAAACTTTGTATGATGGCTGATCTTATGAAGCTAACCCGTTCCCTTTATCCCACTGGACGCGCATTCAGAATTCCGCGTGAAGGAAACTTGGAAGCAATTCACGCAGGACTTGCTATCAGTGAGCAGGAAGCAATTGATGCCCTTTTAACCATCTTTGATAGCTTACTTGCAGACAACGAAAACTTTGATGAAGAACTTGCTTCATTATGGGAACGAAGACTTGGCATCATCAGCAGTCCATTCACTAGCTTAGAAGATCGACGTGCAGCAATCAGAAGAAAGTACAATAAAGGTCTTGGTCTAAACAGGGCAAAACTTGCAAGGTCCAGGATGGAAGCACAGTTGCAGGCTGCAAACTTCAATCTCAATGTATTTGAAAATCTAGCTGGCAACAGCCCAAATGACGATATTGGAACGCTGGTGGGACTCTACCAACACGGCCAACGCCAACACGGCCAGCAGACATCAGGCGGATTGACCGGATTGGACATCATAGCAAATCACATTGAGCCATCCCGCGACCTGAATTTCCAGATAGGAAATCCAAGGCGGTTGTTCTATGTAGGCGGTCCAACATTTCCAGAATTCGTTGATGTTCCTGAAAGTAGATATTTGGAATTGCGACAATTGATCATGTCAATTAAGCCATTGCATATGGTTGGAATCCTTTTGGTCAACATTGTTCCAGACCCTGAACAGCGAATTCTTGCGGATGACACTTGGAATGATGATGGAATTTGGGTTGATGATGCACCATTTTCTGATATTTGATCCATTTTTGTAAAACAACGAATCAATTCAAAATCACATGAAGAAGCTTTTTGGAATCATTGCGCTGCTGCTGATAGTCTGCAGGCTAGTGCAAGGTCAAGCAATATCTGACGTCCAGGCTGGTGAATCCGGACTTAGTGTCAGAAATAAGCTGAACACCTTAATTGGTGATTACAACACACGTGGCGCGTTAAATGGCATCCTTCAGTCTGATGGAAGTTTCAACACCGTTGGCCTCTCAGTCATACCTTTATCTTTTGGTGGACTAGGAACATCATTGGCTGATCCAGGACTTGATGCAGTGGTTTTCTGGAATGATGCGACCGGTCAAATTGAATTCTTAGATATCAATTCTATTTCACCGCCAACACCAACCTTTCAACAGGTATTGGACGCGGGAAAGACTGCTGACTTGACCGATGCTGCAGTAAATGACGGTTCAGATGTGTTTGGCGTAAACTGGACACCGGCCAGTGGTTCAAATAATGTGGTTGACATGCATTTTGTGGATGACGGTCCATTTGATGGTGAAGCTAAATTCAGGCTGCGTGCATGGAACAAGTTGCTGGATGTGAATACAAGAAGGTATGAATTTGACTTTGGTAATTCACAGTTTAGGATGATCGGTGTCAACGGAAGTGTTGAAACAAATGTGTTGTCATTCAATAATACTGGTGGAAGTATGTTTATGGAAACCAGAACAAGTTCCAACCTAGATCAATACAGGATTTCTCTGAATAGCAATGTCAATGCGCAAGGAATTCAATTACTGGACGGTTCAAATGATCATGTTAGGGTGGCGCAGGATAATTTGTACTTCAATCAGTTAGCAGCACCCAGCGGTCAAACTTATGATCTGCAGATCAATGATGATGGTATTGTGTCAAGTGCACCTTCTGCTGGTGGCGGTACCCCGAATTTGCAAGCTGTGTTTGATGAAGGTGCTGATGCAACATTGACAACACCGCCATATGATGACTTTACGAATGCTTGGATTAGTCAAATTCAGTGGGACCCAGCATCAGGATCAACACAGTCTGCTAGTTATGGGATATTCAACGCAGCCTTTGCTGGACCGCAATTCCAAGCAATTGCAGGCAATACAACCACAGAAGGCGGGATCAGGGTGGTAACCAGCAACACAGGCGGTGATCCTGTTGCAATGTTCCATGGTCCTGTAAATTCACCAAACGCAAAAATTAGCCTTGGAAATGGCGCTGTTGACATCACTGGTGGCGGTGAAGGCTTTGCGATTGGAAGCACAGGAATCACCACAGTTGGTTCAACTGGTGGTGGTCAGGGCGCTGGCACTATTAATGCGGCTGGCCTCTTTATAGATGGCGTAGCCGTAGGTGCAGGCAGTACTCCTAATCTTTCTGATGTTCTTAATGAAGGAAGTACAGCCAGTACATTGGGAACTAACTTTCTTGTAAACAGAATCAATGGAAGTAATGCCAGTTCTATTAACCTTACTGGAACTGCTGCCACTCTTAGACATCAAATATCAGGTTTCCCAGATAATAATTCTGGTCAATTCTCAGCTACTGTAACTAGAGCTGAGATGTTAGCCCAATTCGATGATAACAGCAATTCTCAAGATTATTGGTTAAGACTGAATGTCGTAGACCCCACCGGAACCGGAACTCCTTTTGATTTGGACTTAGGTACTGCTCGATTAAATTATACCATTGGAACAGGTTGGGAAATGAACACTGATGGAAACGGGTTTACTGTAGATGGGGTTCCTGTTGGTGGTGGTGGAACACCAGACCTGCAAGCTGTATTGAATCAGGGGTCATCTGCAACCATTGGTGGAACCTTTGATGTGTCAGGGAACACAACTAGACTACAAGCCACAAGTCAAATTGATTTATTTCATGCCACTGGAAACGGTTCAGCTTTGGCTAATTTGCTAATGGAAGATGACCAGTTCAATATGGAAACAAGGAACAGTTCTGGCAATCTTGTCAGTAGCGTCTTCACAGAATCGACTGGTGATCTTTTCCTTCAATCAAATTCAACAATACTTCGAACACCAGGACTTCAGACATTAATTGATGCTTCAACTAGTGGAATAGTGGTGGGTAATGCATCAGGCGGTGCGCAGGGCTTCGGGTCAATAAATGCAGAAGCTTTGTATGTTGGCGGTGTTGCTGTTGGTGGTGGCGGTGGAAACACGGTAACCAATCCCACGAATTTTGCAATGCTTACCAATGACGGGACAGCAGGAACAATCACTGCAGAAGCAAACGCATTATTCATCGACGAACCAAATGAAACCAGATTTCTGTTCAGGAATTCAACTGGTGGTGACAATGACATTTCACTGATATTGCAAGAACAGAATCAGGGACTGGGTCACAGAACATTCATTGCGGAAGGCGGAACAAGAGGTAATTTTTATGCAGGTACCGCTGACACACAGCGTGCACTAAAAGGAAATGCATTCATCTTTGGTGATGCAAACAGCCTGAATAATGTTGCAATGGAATTCAATATTGTTGCTGCTGATCAGGGTGCAAGCAGTGAACCGGCTGTGTATTGGCAATTTAGGGATGAAGAATCGGGTCAGGTGGCAATAGGGTCCAACCGCCCAACTTTATTGCAGATGGTAAATGGAACCACAGATGTGTGGAACATTTCGCATGATGCCAACTTCATCTTTGGTGCTGCAGCGCAAGGTGCAACAATTGGATTCTACGAAAAGTCTTCTGATCCAACTGACCCACCGGAAGGGCAAAGCAGAATGTGGATGTCAGACGGAACTGGAACAGGTGACGATGGCGATCTACTTGTGAAGATCACCGCAGGCGGGGTCACAAAAACCATCACCCTGATTGATTTCAGCGCATTTTAAAAACCCCTATCTTTGACAGCATGAAGCCGTCAATGATTTATGCGCTTTGTGGGTCGCTTCTTTTCATCATCATGTGGATGTTGACTGAAAAGAATCTGCGTGACAAAGACCCTAAATATGACCAGAAATCAAGCTGGAAGCAATTTCTTTGGAAGTCCCTAGATGACTTCCTTTTTGCGATTGTATGTGGTGTAGTGGTTGGCTACTTCCCACAGCCCATCTTTGGACTTCTGATTTGGCTTCTGGCCATGGATGCTGATGCAGCCCTGCAGTACTATGATGAACATCCTGACTGGGTCATTTTCGGAATGGGTGTATTTGGATCAGTTATAATCAAGACACTGTATGAAGCTGGCATGTTTGCATTGAAAATGGTTCGGGGCAAGCTTTTCAAGGTATTTAAAGCATTGAAGTAAAATGAGACTATTAGCAACGAAGCAAAACGTCCAGGCACCAACGCCTGACTTCCCTTTTGGACGGATACTGGATGACACTGGCCTTGGTGATGGTACACCAGTGGATGAAGCTGTGTATGGTGACATGCATCAGTTTTTCGAAAAGCTTCTTTCGGACGCAGGAATTGCAGCAAATGGACTTCCTGAAAGCAATGCAAATGGATTCCAGTTGAATCAGGCTTTGCAGGCTTTGATTGACAATCCGGACAATCTACGTCAATTGCTTTCTGAAAAAGGACAGCCAAACGGCTATGCAGGACTAGACGGCAACGGACTTGTTCCATCTGCACAGCTTCCTGCATTCGTTGATGATATTTTGGAATTCCCAAATCTGGCTAGTTTCCCTAATCCCGGTGAAGCAGGAAAGATTTATGTGGATTTGAGCAATGGCAGAACATACCGATGGTCAGGAACCACATACACTGAAATTGCTTCGAATGAAGTCAACAGTGTGTTTGGAAGACAGGGTGTTGTAACCGCTCAAGATGGCGATTATAACGCTGCACAGCTGGTGACTTCACCTTATCAAAACATTACTGCAACGCGAATTCAGGCTTTCTTGGAAGCTTTGAAAGATCAAATTGACGCCATCATAACAGTTCCAGATTCGGACACAAATGATGCCTTAAATGGCACTTCTGGAACACCATCTGGTTCCAACAGGTTTGTCACAAATAGTGATGCCAGACTTTCCAACAGTAGGAATCCCACTGGTGCTGCTGGCGGTGACCTTTCCGGAACGTATCCGAATCCCATTATTGACAAGACAGTGGTGTGGAACAATATTCCATTTCAGAATGGGTGGTTTGCCGCAAGTCTTGCTTTCCCATCCAATGTCGGTGCGCTTCCAAGATGGGCTGATTTGAAAGATGGAACTGTGATCTTGCAATGGCCGAACATGCAGAATTTGACGAATCCAGGCGCAAATGTGGTCTTCACGCTTTCTGCCAGAAGGCCCATTGTTGATCACACCATTTATACACCCACACAGCCTGGTGCCTTTACTGGCCCTTTTGGATGGCTGCAGTTTGGTCCTGATTTTGGGAATTTTATACCAGTCACTGGATTCACTACGCTGATTGATATCATTCCAGAAGGCGAATTGATTTTTAGACCACAATAAGAACGCGGCTGATGCCAACGCTGAACATCAATTTTGATGCTGTGATCAAGCACACTGCAAGGCTGGAAAAGTTGAAGCGTTCAGCCCTTCCATCAGCAGCCCGTGGCGCATTAAATGATGCTGCTTTCCACGTCAAGCAACAGACACTTCCAAAGGAATTCAACAATGCCTTCGTGAAACGGGCACCGGGATTTGTTAGGGCATTCAGTCAGGTAGATAAGGCTTCAGGATTCAAAATGTCCAACATGCGTGCAACAGTCGGAATGGTGGACAGAAAAAAAGGCGGAAGGAAAGAAGATGCTGGTGAAAATATGACACCACGTCAAATATCAGGTTCACGCATTGATGATCGTGAATTCATGCCCACGGATGAAGCACGCGTTGGCAAAAATCCAATGAAGAAGATTCAGGCCAAATATCGGCTTTCCGGTGACATGGGCAACAGACTGAAGAATGTGGTTGATACTGCTAGAAACAGGGCATCAAGCCGGACACAGCGCTTTGTTAGAACTGCAATACATGCCCGGTCAAAACACGGGAATGGCGCATTGATAAGGCATAAGACCAGGACTGGTGTGACCAAGATTTACGAAGTGGGTTCTGGTGGAAGGCCTGTAAAAAACAGAACATTCCAGATTAGGGTCAAGGCTGTTTACACCTATGAAAAGAACCGTGTGGTTCCTGCAGGAAGGACAAAGCCATTCACAAGAATTGCAGCAAAGAAAAGCAGCAGGCATCTGTCAAGATTTTACATGCAGCAGGCGCAGAAAAGAATTAACTGGTCAAAGAAATGAGTTGGAACGAACGCATAGAAAATCCCTATCAGATCACCACTGGTGATGGCCAGCAATACACTGTGCTTTGGAAAAATGCAGTCATCACCCAACAATTCAATTTGTCGATCTTCGAATTTGAAAATGTTTCTGGGTCACTAGTGAAGAAGTCACAGCCGGTCGGACGAAGGTTCAATGTTGAATTTTACTTTACTGGTGATGACCACCTAGATGTTAGAGCAAGATTCGAACAGTCAGCGAATGATGTCAGACCATGGAATGTCAATCACCCATACTTTGACAACCTACTTGTTCAGCCGGTTGCACCAATAGTTTATGACACCACTGGACACAATGTGACCAAGGTTACAACCACGATCATGGAAAGCATTACTGTGGTCTTACCACGTGGCACGCAGCAACCCACAGACATTATCACAGAAGGGAAGGTAAACACAGATGAACTTGCTGTCACAGCTGCTGATCTACAGGTGGAAACTTTGACAGCCACGGAAGTCCAAGGAATTGATCAAAATTTGGACTTTGCAAACAATCAAATCACCGCGATTATTGAAACAGACACTGAAGCATTCAATTTTCAGAACACCCTGCTTGACGCAAAGGCATTTGTTGAAAATGCGATCAATAGACCCATCGAATTCCTTCGGAAAGTTCAGGACGTAATCAATTTCCCTTTTCAGCTGGTCAATAGTGTAAGACAAAGAATCAATGTGCTTCGGGATGTTTTTGATGGTGTTGTGACATCGCTTGGAAATTTGACCGGGCTATCTAAAAACGAAAAATCATACTTTGAATTTATCGGATCAGCAGCAGTGTCTTCACAATGCGCTGCAGCCGTTACAAACACACAACCGGGCACAGAAACTGGTGATGAAGAAGTGCTGACAGTGTCATATGAAACCGTTGATGATGTTGACGAAGTGGTGTCTCAGATCGTGGAACTATTCAACACATACATTGATACTTTGGATGCTGTGCAGACAGACACTGCAACAGACCCTGAATCATTTGTACCCAATGCTGAAGCAGCGTTTGCACTGCAGCAGTTAGTGTCATTCACTATTGCGCGATTGTTTGAAATTGCACTAGACAATCAGGTTGAACAGCAGTTGGAAGTTGAAGCTGACACGAACATTATTGAACTTGCCCACAGGATTTATGGGCTGGATGAATTGGATGAAAATCTGGAAAGGCTGATCAGACAAAACAACATCAGCCTGAATGAATTATTTTTGGTGCCGAAGGGACGGGTGATCCGATACTATAAATGATGAAGCATGGCTTTGAATGTAACTATTGATGGAGAACAATTCGAATTTTTCCAGTCTGCTTCACTTACCTTCAGGTATAATAGCGTGGGAAGCAGTTTCAAATTGAAGGGCTTTTTCGATCAGGGCAATCAAGAAATCAGAAGATTGTTCAGGCCATTGCAGTTCAGACGAATTGTCATTAAAGATGATGACAGGACTGTTTTGACCGGAACTGTAATCAACACTTCGTTCACGGCAACAAAAACAGAAGAACTTGCCACATTGACTGGGTATTCATTGCCCGGTGTTTTGGAAGACTGTCAGATTCCGGTCAGTTCATATCCTTTACAGTTCGACAACCTTTCTATCAAGCAGATAGCAGAACAATTGATTCAGCCATTTGGAATAAGATTGGTGGTTGATGATCTAGCTAGTGAAGGCGCAAATGAAGTGATCACTAGGGTGACCGCTAATGATGGGCAATCAATCCAAGACTTCATCAGTAAAACATGCAGTCAGAAAAACCTGATCCTTTCACATGACGTTCGTGGAAGACTGGTGATCACACGCGCACGGACATCTGGTCAAATTCAAACATTTTTTGATGCACAGACACCAGTGACAAAGCTGGATTCAGTATTTAATGGCCGTGGTCTTCACAGTGATATCACAGTGTTCAAACAGACCAGCATTCAAGGCGGAAATGCTGCTGAAGAAAGCATTGAAAACCCATTTGTGTCCAGCTTTAGACCAACCACCAGAACACAGACCACGGGCACAGAAAATGACACACAGCAAGCTGCAAGAAATGTGTTGGCTGAAGAATTAAGAAACATCAATGTCACTATCACCACAGACAGGTGGTATTGGTTGAATGGTGAACGGTTAGAGATTATGCAGCCGAACCGTGTTGTTGGTGTCAGGTCTGAACGCGCATACCTTTTTGGCGTCCAAAGATGGTTTGTTGAAGAAGTAACACTGAACAGTGATCCGTCAAAGCAGACTGGAATTGTAAAATTAGTACTTCCAGAAGTGTACAATAATGAACCCGTAAAGAGCAGATTCTAATGATCATTTCAGTTGCAGAAGTCATTGAAACAATTATTGAAAGCGGAAGACGATTGATTAAGGTCAGGCGGAAAGGAAAAAGCGATGTTCAGACACCGTTCCAGGTGACGTCATTTGGGGAAGACACGAATCCACCTGCAGGTCTTCGGGCAATTTACGGATGCACAGAAGGCACCGGTGAACCGGTGGTGATCGGCTACTTGTCGGAACAAGTACTGGAAGATTTAGGTGTTGGGGAAAAAAGGATGTTCAGTACTGATGAAGATGGCAATCTTTCAACATTCATAAAACTGAACAGTGACGGGACCATGCATCTTGCATCAGACAATGACTTTGCTGTTCGGTTTTCCGGATTTCAAGACGCTTTCAATGAGTTGAAGCAATCAGTGAACGATCTGACACAGGCATTCAATACACATACACATGCCACTGCAGCACTAGGAACACCTTCACCACCAACACCCGGACCAGGTATACCCGCGACACCAAACGCAACAGACCCAACACCAGCAAGAATTGATGAAATTAAAACACCTTAAAGAAAATAGAATGGCAGAATTGCAACACTTAGTTATTCACTGCGCAGCTACACCGCCAAGATTGAAGCTGACACCAGGTCACATCCGCCAATGGCATATGAAGGAACGTGGCTGGTCACGTGTTGGATATTCAGACTTGATTGACCGGACCGGAAAGCTTCACAACTTAACGCCATTCAATCAGGATCAATTTGTTGATGACAACGAAATGACATGGGGTGTCCGTGGTATAAATGGCATCAGCAGACATCTGTGTTTGGAAGGGGGCACAAAGGATGAAGGCGGGTATGAATCACCACTTCACCAGCATGTTTTGATCCGGGCATCTTTGAAAACTTATCTGAAGTACACCATTCTTCGTCACCCTAAAGTTAAGATCAGCGGTCATTCACACTGGGATACCGGCAAGCCCTTTTGCCCTGGATTCAATGTCGAAGATTACTTGGATTTTATTGGCATCAATCGTGACAACATCCTTTGATTGACTACCTTTGAAATTCAATCATTAGCGTAAACAAGCAGAATTATGAAAGAAAATGGGATCATCTCCAATGAGTTGGAAAAGGCGATTGCTGACAAAGTAGATCGAATGAAGAAGTTCAAAAATCCACTGGTTGAAATGGCAGATGGGCCTGTGGTCCGGATGGCAATTCACATACTGGATGCGTCACTTGGCGAAAAGGTGGCTGAAGATCACCGGGATGAAGTCATTGCCACACTGGAAGGATTCGCATACGATCAGCCGGAAAAAATGACATCTTCAGCGATAGAACTCATTCAGGAAGTGCTTGGTGACAAGTTGTCCGGCTTCATTGCAAAGATTTTCGGATAATCCGAAAGTAGGTAGTTTTCATTGATTTGGGTTTTTTAAAGGACTGGTCCAACACCAGTCCTTTTTTTTTTGTACCTTTGGACTAAACAATGCAGATCATGCAAAGCTTCATATATCATTTCTGGCCATTCGTCCTATCAGCAGCATTTGCTGGATTCGTGGTCTTAACACTTGATTGGATTTTGAAGGCAAGGAAGCTGAAGAAAGACATCAATTCAAGAACATTACAGGAAGCATGGCAGCTGCTAGACCGGTACAAAGAAGAACTTCGTGACGAACAAGCTGAAAAAAGGAAGCTTCAGCAAAAAGTCAATGAGCTGTACCAAGAACTTCACAGTCTTCAGGCCCGTGTGAATGAGCTGGAAAAAGGAAACTGCTGAAAGGGTTTGTTTTATTGGATACATTCCATTAGTATTGCAACACACTAACGTGAAACATTGTGATCCTTCACTTCAAAAAAGCACTGAAACTTGTCAACGCTCGCAGAAAAGAAATTGGTGAAAAGAAGCTGACACAGCAAAAGCTGGGTGAAATCCTTCTTCCAGACAAGTCATACAAGGCAATCAATTACTTTTGGTTCTACACTAATTCAGGCCAGCGTGACACGTTTGAAATTAATCTGATCAATTTTGCATGTGAAGTGCTGGAAGTGGATGCCAACTTTCTATTTGGTCAGCCATCAGTGTATGATGAAGAATTCTGCAAGTTCTTTCCACCAGAAGCGCCTGAAGCATGAACAGAAGCCAGATAAAAAAGGACAAACTTTTTGTTTGGCTTGAAAAGTTTATTCCAGACTTTCAGGAAAGAAAACAATATTGGATGTCTTTCCATCACACACGCGGGTACTTCAAACGAAGTGATCAGTCATTCACTGAACATATGCGTGCGGGAAGTGTTGAGTTTATGAAGGTGGTGTATGATCATAATGTGACCATAATTGAAGCTTGCAGACAGCTTTTGGTGACCCCTGGACCTGATGAAGATGAAGAACAGATTCGGGCAATCAATGTGACACTGAAGGCTGCTGCTGTGTACTTACTAATAACTAACGACAAGGATGGAATCAGGAAATTCAATCGTCAAGTATCAGATTGACGACTATAAGCAAGTTCAACAGTTTAGCACAGAACTTGCAAGCTTCGTTGAACGAAGCAAATTGACAGTTGCCATTCAGGGCAACAAATACGTCAATGTTGAAGGATGGCAATTCGCGGCATCCAACTTTGGGATTATGTTCGAAGTGGATGAAGTCATTCGGCTTTCTGATCCCTATGACAAGATTCTGATCTACTACGAAGAAGTGAAGATGAAACGTGGCCAAAAAACATGGAAGGAAGACAGACCATATCACATGTCTGTGCTGCAGCCTGGCCAGACCGAATTACCACCAATTGATAAGGCACGGCACAAAAGGGATGTGATCAAACCCTTCTATTCTTACAGGGCAAGATGTGTGCTTCGAAACACGGAAGGTCAGATGATTGGGTCAGGTGTGGCTACCTGCAGTAACATGGAAAGTAAGAAGCGTGACTTTGACGAATACAGTGTTGCATCAATGGCACAGACACGGGCCACTGGGAAGGCAATGCGTTTGAAGTTCGGATTTGTATTTAAGCTTGCTGGATATGCTACCACACCCGCTGAAGAAATGGCAGAATTTCAAGACCTGCAGTCTGAAGCTGCAGCTTCACAACCAAGGAAAAGAAAGGTCACTGCAAAGGCCTGGAAAGAAGCCATTGAAAAATACAAGCAGGGTGATGTAAGTTATGAAGACATTACATCACTGATCGAATTGACTGAAGAACAGCGATCTGAATTGGACAAACTATCAAATTAGAAATAGACTATGAATGTGACCTATCTGGAACTGAAGAACTTCAGGACCATTACAAACTTCAGCGCTGACTTTGAAGGCGCTGTGTACTTGATCACCGGTGAAAATGAAGTTGGCAAAACTACATTGTTGACCGCTGTGACGGCCATGCTAACCGGTGAAAAGCCGGAAAATCTGCTTCAGGAAGGAAAGCAGAAGGGACATGCAAAGATGACAATTCAGGATGGTGCCGGAAGCGGATATGACATCGAATTATCATTTGATAAGCTGAATCCAAAAGGACGGTTGACCATCACGCAGCAGGACACCGGGATGATTGATAATAGGAAGACCATGCTGCAGCATCTGTTGCAATACACAGATTTTGACGCTGAAGATTTTCTGAAATGGTCAAAGACTGCTGAAGGAAGAAGGAAGCAGATGACATTTATTAAAAGCCTTCTTCCTGAAGACACACAAAAGCAGATAGCATCTATTGAAGCAAGTATTGCTGAACTGCGAGAGGAACGTAAGACGGCCAACACTGAACACACCATTGCGCATCGTTCACTTTCAAGAATGACCTGGAATGACCAGTTCTTGAAAGACCACACTGAAAAAAAGTCGATCAAGAAAATTGCCGAAGAAAAGAGCAAGGTGCAGGCTGATAGACAGCAATGGGAAAATGCACAGAAAGAATATTCATCCATCAGTGATGCACTGCAAGACTTTGATAAAGCAGCAGCTGATAAACTTTCATTGATGGAAGACCGTCTTCGTGACTTGCAGAAGCAGGTTGAACAGCAGTTGGCGACCATGGAAGATTTCAGAAATCAGGCGAAAAAGGACAAAAAAGAATTGATGTCTAGGAAGAAAGCTGCTGACAAGTGGTTCAATGAGCGTCAAGAACCATCCGTTGATCTGACAGAATTTGATGAAAAGATTCAGTCTGCAGAAGAACACAATGAAGCTGTTCAGACGGCTGATGAAATTCGCGTTTTAATCAGTCAGCGTGAAGAAGCAAAAGCGCAGCTTGATAAAATCGACGAACAGGTTGAACTGTATCAGGTGGAAAAATTGGACCTTCTTTCAGGTGAATTGCCGGTGCCGGGCCTGTCTTTTACTGAAGATGGCCTGATGTTCGAAGGAAGGCCATTTGCGCCCGAATACCTTTCCACTTCACAAGAAATGGAAATTGCAGCGCTATTGATTATGGCTAGTAATCCAAAGACAAAAATCTTCAGGATTCAGCAGGGTGAATCACTAGGCGCTGATAGACTCAAAGCCATTGTTGATTTTGCGATAAAGAATGGCTATCAAGGATTCATCGAGCAAGTGAACCGTGGTCAGAATGAACTTCGTGTTGAAAAAGTAACGGAAGAAGCAAATGCAACTCAAGACGTTTAACAGACACAATGCAAAAGGTCGATCAACGATTGACCCACAAGTAACCATCAATGGAAAGACTGGGTCTTTCTATCTGAACTATGCTGCATGCATGCTGATGGAAATTGGCCCATCAACCAAGGTCTTCATTGAGTTTCACCAGGATGAAAAGAAGCCCCTGGATTGGTACATGGAATTGACTGATGCGCAAGGCACAGGCATTGCTTGTCATAAGCGCGCAACCACTGATAAGGGTCAGCACTTCAGTAATAAGTGGCTAATGCAGCACATACTTGAACAGCTGAATCTTCCAAAAGAAGAAATGTTCAAATTCAAGGTTGGAAAGAAAGACTTGGATTTGGTTCCTGGCATGAAGCTTTGGCCACTGATAACAAAGCCGGTGATTGACAACTGGAATAAAATGGGTGAATTGTAATGAAAGATACCATCACTCAGTCAATGATAAAAGACGTGGAAGATTACATGAAGAACAAGCAGTGTGGAAACATACTAAAGCATAAGTTCTTGGATGACCAGTTTCTTCCACCAACTGACATCATGAAGCTTGGTCAGTACTTTGAATACAAAGCAACGGGCCAGCTTCCAAAAGATGGCGTCAAGCCAGAACCAGAATTGACCAAGACCGGTTTAATGACAGCTGCTTATAAGCGTGCAGCAGCACAGGCACAGCATTTTCAACACTTGTGTGAAAAGATGGGAATTCACATCTTGGAAACCGGCCAGAAAAGAGTTCTTGCGCTCGTTCAGGATGGACAAGGTGTTTGGCATTACGAAGGAACCTGTGATTTCATTGCAGAATGGGATCAGATCAATTCAGAATGTGTGTTTGATTTGAAGTATTCTGGATTGCTGAATGATAAATGGAATGAATGGGGGTGGGGTGCACTGGGTGATCCTGACTGGATGAACACAAAACAATTTGTGACGCAGATGGAGAACAAAAAGACACAGGCGCTTCATTATTCAAAAATTTGGGGTCTTCCGTTCTTCTATTGGGTTTTTTCATCAGCACCCGGTGCAGAAGAAACAGGTCAGAATCTTCTATTCGAAATGAAAGCTGATGACTTCCAGCACGAACAGCATCAGGTCCGGGCAAAGCTCGCATTGGACCAGTTCAACACCATTTCCAAAATAGGATTTGATCCATTGCCGGAATACAACCGGTGCAAGTCTTGTGAACTGCATGATCAGTGCACGGACAAAGTGACGATTCCTGAACCCATAGTGGTTCAGATACAGACTGCAGACTGAAAGCAGACTAACAACCATATGTGACGGGCTTTTTGTTGGCTTCAGCCTTAAAGTCAAGCCAATGTGAAGTGCAGTGTCCAGAAGGATTAAAAAGCTTCACATTCAACGAACACAGCCCACAGCAAGACATCTTTGCTGTGGGTGTTTCATCAGCTTTAAATTTTGCCCACGGTTTTCAAGACTTGTCACCAGGCAAAAGCCAAAACTGTCAATGGCTCGGTGGTAGCGTAAAAAGTCAATCACTTCCTTCCTGTGGGGGTGTGGGGGTGATTGACTTGTTTTTACTACCTTCAGTCTTCAGGTCTGATGAACGCGTAAAAAGGGAATAACTATCTTTGAGCAGTAAATGATCAGAATCAAAATGAGACGACACGGAAAGAAGATCAGCAAGCAAGAACGGGAAGGATTGAAAGCCATTCAGAAGCAGAAGCTGACAAAGGCGGCAACTGAACAGGCGAAACCGAAGAAAGCTATTGGGACGCTGCTTGGCACTGAATACTTTGATGAAGAAGGGAAGAAAAACCTGGAAGACCATCTTGTTCATCTGGTGCAGATACAATGGGAAGGATTCAAAAATGTAGTTCAGCATGCTATTGAATTAGGCCTGATTGACCAGATAAAGCTTGATGAAATCAAACAAAATCTACAGGGATACGTTGAAGAACTCAAAGCAAAACAGCCAGAATGAAACGAATGATGATAGTAATCTTGGTGATCAGTAGCTGTTCACCACGGATTCACAAGGAAGTGACCAAGACCAAAACTGTGACTGAAAGAAGTGTTGACTGTGAAGGCACTATGGAAGTCACTGTTCGGACATTGGAATTTGACAAAGTGCCAAACATGAAGGAAGTCACGATTGCAGATGAATGTGGAAATCTTCTGCGCGTCGAATTATACCGGGACGGACGCTTGATGTCCACGGTGTTTTATCAGTAACTTACAGGAAAGGCTGAAAAGATGACACAGACAAGGAAACTTCGGAACACTTATGGGAAAAGCTATTTTGGACGGGTACTGCAAAGCATCAGCCAAATGGGCAACACACTGGCTGATGGTGATCCTGATGTGTCAATCAGTGCAAGAACAGGCCAGCGGGCATTCATAAACAGACAGAAAAGAAGCAGGCATCAAAAGCATGATCTTTTCTGGATTGTCATTGAAGATGTCATCAACTGGGTTTTTCGTCCAAAAGACGGCTTCAGGCATTGCTGGAACGCTTACAAAGACGATCAACAAGAACGATATGATGTGGCACGCGGTAATGATGTGTTGGCCAAAATATTCATACCGGTCTTCATTGTAATGTTCCTGTGGATAGTGGTCATTGCGTTGTGGGTGCCTCACCTAGTCAAAAAAATATGACTTGCAGGGAATGTGGTGCGGTACACGGCAAGGCCATCCAAAGACGGCCAGACGGAACTTTTGCAGTGATACCAAAGCCAATGAACCTGAAGCAGGTAGCGGACGCTAACGAAAAACAGCTTTTTGGTGTGCTGAAGATCACAATTGTCACCGTGGTACATGGTATCTGTGATCACTGTTGGTCCAAGCATCAACGAATTCAGCCAAAACAAGAATCAACTAACGAACAGAGAAAACTTTTCTAAATCCATGATATTAGGATTCAGTGAACACATGCGATTGGTGGATGACACCGAAGAAGACATTTCAGGGAAGCCATTCGTGTACGTATGGGAAACCCAGTTTGAACGCAAAATCAATGATGGCGTCAAGATTCACACGCTTCGAAGGGATGAAAACCACCGGTGGATGAAAGGACGTGTGATACAGTTTGCGCTTGCTGTCAGGACCAGGGATCAGCGCACATTCAAAACCGGAAGATGTGAGTCAGTCCAGGAAGTAGAAATCATCAATGAAGCTGGTGCACGCCTGGTCTTGGTTGATGAAAGACAGCTGACACCTGAAGAATTCAGACAGTTTTGGGTCAATGACGGATTTGACCATGAAGAACAATTTTGGCAGTGGTTCAACGCGTCATGTAAAATGAAGCTGGTATCATGGACGGATCATCAGTATTGAAAGAACAGCCGGTGCTTCTGTTGATGTCCAATGGAAAGCATTTGGAAGCCTGCTTGGAACTTGGATCAGTTCCAGACCCTGCAGTGGTAGAACGAACCATAAAGTTCGAACAGCTGGTTTCCCGCGTTCGATATCACCAGAAGTATCTGGACACAGTCAAACCAGGTGGCGATATCTGGAACAAGGAAAGAAAAATGTGTGATCAGCTGTGTGAACAGCTAGATCAGATGCTTGATCAGATGGGACTGAACCTAGATCAGCTTCCATTCTGATGCTGACCTTGGAAGAAAACATACTGGTCTTTCTTATATTTGCTGGACTGGCTGCATTGGCTTATATAGCAATCAAACCGAATCGACGACGCTAAATGGAACTATTCGAACGCAAACGAACGAAGAAGAATCTTGATGACCGAAAAAAGGAATTTGCTGAAGCGGTCTTCATGGAAGGTGAAGGTCATTACACAAATGAGATGATGCGAGCGTTCTGGGAACACTGGACCCAGACTAACCCCAATGGCTGGGTCATGGCGTTTGAACGTGAAATGGACCGGAAAGCATTTGAAATCGCTGGAAGGCTTCGAACTTGGAACAGAAATGAAAAGAACGGATTTGCCCGAAAGAAAAGATCAGCACCAGCTTCAGATAAAAAAGGATTCAATGCCAGTGACGTCATCACAGATGATTTGGCTGAATTCCTTAGCCGTTAACGAAAAAGACAGTGACCTTGCAAAGAAGAAGATGAAAGCTGGATGGGACCGAATCAATTCAAAATCATATGCCTATTGCCTAACCCGTGGACTTCCCATCAGCAGCTTGATGAGTAATCAAGAAACAAGACAGAAGGCAAAATTGGCGGTAACAGCAAAGCTTTTTCATTCCTGTCAGTTCATTGACGCCAAAAAAACGATCAAGAACGGATATGATTTTGCAATGACGGTTGAAATGATCTTGACCGATTACAGATCACACACGTTGGAAGAAGTACTGAAGGTGCTTCATGATTTAGCGCTTGGAAGGTTCGGGAAGTTTTATGAAAGATTCCAGGCTGCAGAAATCAAAGAAGCATTCAAGCAGTACGAATCTGACCAGCGAACTGATAACCTAGTGAAGGTGCACCGGATAAAGATGCACGGGCCATCAGGGAAGCCATCAGAAGAACCAGTGCTGATTGATGGACTTACACCTTCACAGTATTGGAAAAAGCTGCAGGAAGCCAAGAAAGATCATCAATTCAGGACTTTCATGGAAAAGCTGGACCTGAAGATTGATCAAAGCAGGAAGGATAAGGTGACGGCCACTGCTGAACGCATCTTTGAGAAATGGACAAACCATGAACGGCTGTCCATGGATGAACAAGAATTTTTGAAAAGACATAACATAACGAATGATGCTGAAAGTGAATAAGATCATAGGGATTGATCCAGGCTTGTCAAATGGCGCTGTGTGTGTCCTGACTTCGACTGGCTATGTTGGCGGAAAGCTTCCAAACTCAATACAAGGCATCCAGAAGCTACTGCAAGAACAATCAAATGGACACAGTGTGTTGGTGGTACTAGAAAAGGTGCAGGTGTGGACCGGTGATGAAGCAACACCTGGAAAGCGATTTGGTATTGATAAACTAACAAGTCATCATGCGCAGCTGCTGTCATCCATCGCACTACTGAATCTGCCATTGATACAAGCGCATCCTGCAACCTGGCAAAGCTTCCTGAAATTGAAAAAGTACAAGGAAAATATCACCAAGCAGGAAAGAAAGGAAAGGTATTGGGAAGCTGCGCAGATGTACGCCGGTAAAGCGGTTCCAAGATATCAAGCTGATGCTTTTTGTCTAGCTGAATTCGGATGGCGCAAGCTGAAGGATCAAAAATGGATGTCTAAGCATATCGAAAACATTTCTGCTGAAGTTCTTTTCTGATGCCAATCCCCATGGCTGGCAGACCATGATGCATCAGTGGGGCAAATTGAATGTCCAGTGGTTTATGTTTGGGCCGGGCTAACCTTCATCGAACCAAGATGATGTGCCTTTGCGGGAAAAATGCCCGGTCCATCTTCTTTTACGATCTAACAATAAAATAAATGGTGTTCACAGCCTTCATCAAAGTTGACAGCAAAGGAAATCCAAGGCTTCAGAAGCAAGATGAATGGGATCAATTCTTTGCAAGCATACCCGGGAAAAGGTGTGTGATTCGTGTCCAAAGTCTTCCTTCTGAAGATACACGGGCCATGGTGGGAAAATACTACTTAGATGTGTTGCCAAAATTCCAGCAGAAGCTTGCTGATCTTGGTGATCACATGACACTGGAAAGCCTAGATAAAATGCTTCGTGAAGACTGCAGTGTGTGCAGGGAAGAATTGCCGGATGAAGAATGCAATGGCTTTGATCTGATCAGGGTCAAGCGCGTAAATGACCTAGACTTTGAAGAACTGAAAATGTTCTTCTTCCAGCTGGCCGATATAGCAACCAAATTTGAAATACAGATATAATGGAAAAGCAACGTGAAAATTTTGACCTGACAGCCGTCAAGTATGTGTCAGGTGTGCTTCACTTCACAGCCCGGTGTACTGAAGTGGTAGGTGATGACACCTTTGAACGTGAAGTGCAAGAAAAGGTGACACAGGAACCACATCCTGACTTGACTAGTGGATTGCAGAAGCTAAAAAGGTACCTATTGGAAGACTTTGGATATTCCAATTATGCCATCATCATCAAAGACAAGCAGTTCAATGCAAGGAAGGATCAGTTGGAATATCTGAAGAAGCTGCAGAAAAGAATTGAAGACCAGGTTCGTGTGACTGGGATCAGCTTGACCGGAAAAGAATTGAACCGGTGCACCATCAAAGGAACATTTGACGGACGTGCGATCAACTGCAAGGCAAAGTCATTTGAAAATGATGACTATGGCGCTGATTTGGGTGATGTGTGCTTTGAAATTGAAAACGAAGTGTTCGAACTATGGGCGAATGACAAGGTTGCACAACAGAAGATTATGTTCGAATCTGAGATTGAAAAGCCAACCGGCAAAGAAGCAGCTTCAGGTGAAGGGACTGATCATGATGAAGATTAGATGACAGAACGTTCAATTCAGACCAAACTGAAAAACTGGAAGAAAGGCAATGGGAACATCTTCGTTCCCAACGTCTTTCTTTTTGGGACCGAAGAACACCAATGGGAATCAGACCTGTTGATGATAGACCGGGATGACTACGTGACCGAATTTGAAATCAAGACATCAAAACAAGACTTCGAATATGACAGCCAGAAAGAAGAAAAGCATTCTATCCTTCGTACTTTGTGGAATGATTTCATTCCTAATTTTTTCGTTTATGCGTCACCGGAAGGCATCATTCGCGAAGAAGAAGTTCCGGAATACGCAGGACTTGTTTATATAGTTCAAAGCAACCAGGGAAAGGTGCCAAGGTGGGTCAAGCATCCGCCAATGCTATCAAAGAATAAGATGGAAGATCATCACTGGAAGACTATTTGCCAAAAATTATCCAGGAAGCTTCTTTGATGTTTGAATGATTTATACCATATTTGATCAAGTAAACTAACAAGTGACCATGAATCACAAAGAATTGCACGATAAATTGAACGCTTCAATAATCATTAGGCAAATAGGATGTCCTGAATGGTGCGGGTCAGAACAGTGCAATGGATCATGTGAGCAAACATCAGATGATGCTTTGATTCCGTTCGATAGGTTTAAAAAGCTGATGGATCAATATGATCTAAGCAAAGAAGCAGAGATCAAAAGAGTTTAGGCACAAAGGACCGTCTGCTGCACTACAGCATCAGCCGGTCTTCTGCGTTAGTTTTTTGTTTTGCCCTGATTATTAGTTTGGTCAGGGCTTTTTTTATACCTTTGAACCCTGTCACATTCGGTGAAGGTCACATTTCACATTCGTTAGTTTGCGAAAAGCCCGGTTCCCAGCTGGGTTTTTTCTTTTTACTTGTTTGGATTCAATAAATAGAATTACTATACTTGTACAAGTAAAACAAAAAACAAAAACGAAGATGACAAGATCAATCACCAGAACTATTGCATTTGTATTGACTTTGATCATTGCAATTGGCTTCTGTTCATCATGCACTGAAAAAATGTATGACCGAAAGATGCCACAGAAGTTCAGAAAATATCCATCCTATGTCCGAAGCAACCACAACATTGACCCATCCTGATGGTCCGGTGCACCTTCGGGTGGCGTCCGGAAAGGAAAAGGTTCAGTTCAGATTTCACCAGGTGGGATCAGAACCAATTGATTTCAGCTTCAGTCCAGAAATGGCTGAAATGATAGCTGAAGAAATCGCTTCATGTGCGCAGCAAGTTTCAGGATTCGTGAATGACCGATTTGATGAAATTGCCTATGGAATAAACCAAGCTGCAGAATGGATGACGGATTGAAAAAACACTGGCCATGGATAATCGCCATTACTTTCTTCATTCTTGGAATGCTGCTTTTTGGATTCCTGATGGCCGACAAACTGCAGAACATATGACTGATTCATGTCTAATGCCATTTGGAAAACACAGTGGAACCGCAATGGCGAATGTTCCGGCTTCCTATCTCCTTTGGTTCTGGAATCAGAACAAAGATGACTTTGAAGATGGCAAGTTCATGGTGCGGGACAAATACAGGGTGATGACCTACATCAAAGACAATTTGGAAGACCTTCGAAAAGAAGCTTCTTGAAAGGCTCATTTTGTAGGTGAGTTAGGTTAGGTGAAATGCAAACGGCCAGTGACTAAGCTGGCCGTTTCTTTAAACGCCTACTGACCACCAAGTTTTAAACGCTAACGAATAAATTCAATGACCAAAAAAGATGTGACGTTCTGGGACGAAAACTGGAACAAAGTAAATGCAACCATCATCAAGTCTGAAAAGCTTGACCGGAATGCTGGATTCTGGTTTGTGGGACTTCGTAAGATTTATCTTGGTGAAGGCGAATGGAACCGATTTCATCAGATCAAAGAAGAAGTCAGGAAAAACCAATTCTTCAACCGATTGCCAAAAGTAGAAATCACAGCCAATGTTCTTCAGAAGTAGGGGTGTACATGTTCGGCTTTGTTTGTGGGATTCAGTCAGGCCTTGCAAAGAATTAGTGTATGTGGATGTCAAGCTTTCATCAGCACCACGTGTCGGCGAAAGAATCAGCCTGCAAACACTTCCAAGGAAGATATGGAAGAATTTAGCTGACTATCCCACAAATGTGGTCCAGGTGAAAGAAGTCATGCATGGGACTAGAACATGGTGCAGATACTTCGAAAGAAGCTGCATTCATGTTGGATGCACTGGGACATAAAGTGTTTCATATTCCGTATCTTCACATTAAACAAACAAATGCTGAAGACATGGAATCTAAAAAGCAAAAGAAGCCCACGAAAAAGCAAGCAGTGACTGACTTGATAAAACGTGGAATGACTGAAAGAATTGATATCATTTATGCCCTGGCCGACCAGGGCATTCTTGTTTCAGACAAGACCATTGAACGCGCATTTAAAGAAATGCACGTTGAACAGCGGATTGCACGCGGATTGACACCGCCACCTGAAGTCAGGCCATATGCCACCAGCGGCATCACAGGCAACCCGTATTCATCCCAGTACTTAGAGGAACGCGGTGCTGATCCTGGAAACTTGATGAAAACTTGTGTCTGGGATATTGAAGCAACTGGCCTTGTGGCTGATTTCGGATACATGCTGACATGCTGCATTAAGAATTTGGACACTGGTGAAATCAAAGTCTTTCGATTGGATGAAACTGAATTCTATCAGAAAGGCAAAGACAATCCCGAACTATGGAATGACATGGATTACTGGGAAGTCATTGACATGGAACTGTGTGATCAGGTCAGGAAAGAACTTGACAAGTATATGGTTGCAATTACATGGAATGGGCGCTGGTATGATGAAAGATTTCTACAGACAAGACTGATGGGATGTGGCCTGGAATCACTTTCGCCTAATCTCAGACAATTTGATGTGATGCAACTGTGGAAGAAGGTGATGAATACCAAGTCAAACAGGCAAGACGCTGCAAAGAACTTCCTGAAGATCGACAAGGAACCAGATACGCATAATTGGGCGGCATGGCGAATGGCTGCATCCGGGGTTAAAGCTGGATTTGATTTCATTTGTGATCACAATGTGAAGGATGTGCAGCAGCTGCATGAAATAGCTGAAAAGGTGAAGAAGCATGCAAAGTTTTGGATTTTCTAAAGCACTGACCATCATCATATTATTGACCGTGTCCAGTTGTGCTTATAAGCCGGACACGTACATTCGTATTGAATGTGTTTCGGTGCTGGTATACTATCCAACAATTCCAAAGTACAGCACTAAGCCAGCAGATCAGCAATCATTTTTATTCGGTAACCATTCGGTGTGGTATGGCATCAAGCCCATTCCAGCTGTTTGTGTCATTGAATCTGACTGTGTACTTCATTGGAAGCTAAAGAACTGTGTCTTGAGGCTGAACTTATGTGATGGCATCCTGGAACAAAGCGCACGCGGTCAATATGGGCAAGATGCCCGGCAAATCATCTACCACGTCAAGATCATTGATGTCAAAGGCATAATCAAACATTAAATGAAGCCGAAAATATTAGTCTGTGGATACAAGAACCATGGGAAAGGTGAATTCTGCAGAATAGCCAATGAAGCATTTGGTTTGACCTTTCAATGCAGCAGTCGTCACATGGCACCAAAAATCTTCCCATTGATGCAAGGCTTGTATGACTCAGAAGAACAGTGCTGGAAGAATCGTGGCCAGCACAGACCATTTTGGTTTGATAGAATTGCAGAGTACACCATGGAAGAACCGGACCGTCTTGCGCGTGAAATACTTATGGACCATGATGGATATGATGGAATGAGACGATTAGCTGAATTCAAGGAATCCAGAAAGCATTTTGACCTGACAATCTGGATTGATGCCACACTTCGTCTTGGACGGGAAGACATTGATTCGAATGAATTGGATCCAAAGATGTTTGACTTGGTCATCAGTAATAATTCCAGCTTATCCGATTTTGAACGCAGAATTCACAGCATAGCTTGTTTGTTTCGTTGACATTTACTAGAATTGTGTAAGTAAACAAAAACTAACGAAGCGAAATCATGACACAGCAAACAAGATCAATCACAAC